GCTATCTCTCCAGATAGATCAGTTTCGTCTGTTACTTCTATAACTAGGTTCAAGTCAACGTTTTTGACCAAAGAGAGCATCTTTTCATAAGTTTCATCATCACAATCTTCATATGGAGCCTGAACATACGTGCCACCATCGTGAGGTAAAACACTCAATCCATTATAAACTCCACGGTTGGTCCACATCCATTCTCCAACGTTTTCCCATTCCCCATCTTTAATGGTAATCGTTGCTGAGACGTTATGTGTGTTGTTTCCTTTCTTGTGTCCCGGTTTGATCCATTCAGTTGAAACTTTCTTTACTCTCTCGAGCAAGTCAATGGCGCTTTCGTGGCGCGTTATTGCCCCTTCAGGAGCTTTTTGAGGCACAGATAGGATAGCAGTGTCGTGTGGACGGAAACGGCAGTCCTCGAGCAACTCGGGTAGGTTAGCGGCGAGATAAGAGTAGATTGCTTCATTTTTTCCAACACGAAGTCGGCGGATGTAGTAGTCATTGTGCCATGCATGGATCCCACTTGACGTGCCAAGAGTAAGCGAAGTTGTTCCTGCAGGCTTGACGCAAGTTTGCCTTGCTGCTGGTTTGATTCCGATTTGCATTGCGACTTGTCGGTTTATCTTTGAGACTTCCAAAGATGCTTCAGTCATGTTTAGATCAAGAACTCCGCCAGATGCAATGCCCGTCATAGAAACGCCAATAAGGGCATCTCTTTCCGTTGTGCGTTGCCAGATAGGTCTTAGGTAATGAAAGTCGGTGTAAGACGCTTGAAGGGTGCCTATGAAGCTTGCAGCGCGTGAACGAGCGTTTAAATCGTCTTGTGTGGTTACATCTGAAACATTGATCTCGACCAAGTTACAGAATTGAAAAGGTCGGAGACCAATTTCACAACAAGGGTTACATCCCCAATCTTTATCGTTTGAGAAGTAGAATCCGGGCTCTCCTGAACGGGAGGCTTCGACTCTTTGCCACAGATTCATGAATGTTGGCTTGTCAATGCGATGACGCATTACAACTACAGAATTGTTTGCTCTTCCTCGCTGAGGGTTAAGTTCCCACCATGCTCCTGCTTTTGCTCCAAGCATCTCTTCGTCATCAGCCGAGAAAAGGGAAATAAGAGCAGCACGACGGATACCTCCCGCCAAAACTGCATCCGCAATGTGGCAGATGATATCATGCACCTCAATAGGAGTGAGTTTGTCACCATTTTCTTTAGCATCTAAAATTCCTTCTACTTTCACCAAGCACTCTCTGAGTGGTTGTGCTCCCGGTGCTTTTCCACCGGATGTAACTAGTCTCGCACCTTTTGGACGGATGTCTGAGTAGTCAAAACGTAACCGAGATGTACCTTTAAAATAGGACATGACCAATGCCTTCACAGCATCAGCCCAGCCCTCTATCGAGTCTCCGACAAGAAAACGTCGAGTTCTCTTTGATGACGGTCTATGGATTTCTGGTAATCTATCAACATGGTGGTGTTGGACTGAGTAACCAACTCCTGTTCCGCCGAGAAGCAAAAACATGATCTCTCCAAACACTCGAGGATCATCGGCAGGTGCAAATGCGCAGTTAAAGATGCGATTTGGAGAAACCTCGATTGGTTTACCTCCAAACTGCATTGAACGCATTGACGGAAGAACTTTCTTGTCGTAAACAAACTTATAGTTTTCTCGAATCTCTTGTTGTAAACTGGGGAATTTTTTGATGTGCATTTCCATGTTTCTGGTAACTAATTCATCCCAGTTTTCTCTACGCTGCTTGTCTTCGAGATAACGGGCATACTTCATGTGGACTGTTATGTCCGATAGAATTTTCTTTTCTAAATCCATTGTGGGCTCCTATTGTGTTTTCATTTGTGAATATTTTTCTTTTAACATAGTCAATGCATCACCAGTTGTTTGCATTCTCTCGGAATCTTCATTCCGATCAAGAATCTTGATTGTCACATCGGACCAATCAACAAAAGCGTCAAAGACAAGACCATCTGGTCCATTTCTGTTTTTAGCAATAAACAAGCGACCTTTGTTGTCTTGCTTGTCCTGTACTGTTCGAGACAGCGAAAAGATGAAGTCTGCGACAAAACATTTGTTGAATGCTTCGGAGATTGCCTCCATCGTAATAACTTCCGCATTGAGCCCACTACGGTTCGTTTGAGAAGCCGTCCAGCATGGAATTTCATAGGTTTGTGCAAGGCCTCGTAAGCCTTCATAAGTTTCTTCCAATTCGTGACGCTTTTCACCTGAACTCCGGGTCGGTCTCAATAAGTCAGCATAATCAACCAAGATCATGTCGGGCTCAATGCCACGCTTGCGCAACTTCTCAATGTGATTCTTGATAGTTTGCACAGACGCTGATTTGGTTGGATATTCTTTGATAATTAGCGTTCCCTCAAGATCTTTCACCTTGTCGACGATTTCTTTTTGTCTCATTCTGTGATCTTGAAGAGGAACGTCGGAAATACAGCAATCAAACCTTTGGCCCACCACTGTGTCTTTAAGTTCGAGGGTATAGTAGACAACAGTCTTTCCTTGCAATAACGCTTCAGTCGCGAGATGAACCATGACCATAGACTTCCCAGCACCGGTAGGAGCAATAACAACACCCAGTTCGGATTTTCCAAGACCTCCCTTGCATATCTCATCCATTCGAGACCAGCCAGTTGTAATTGGACTTCTCGAAATGAGTTCAAAGCGCTTAAGCAAATCTTTGCGAAAATCGTGCCCAAAGTTATTGTCAGTCCCAAGAACTAGGGCCTCCTTGATCACTTTCTCAATCTCTTCAAAAGAAGATGACTTGAGCAGAGAGGCGGATTTGATCATGGCTCCCTTTAATACTTGCTTTCGACAAAAGTCAATCGACTTGTCTTTGATGAATTCGGCCTCTTCAACACCATCTGAAGTGTGGATTCTTGCATAGAACTCTCTGACAGAGTGTGCGGTTGCTTTATCGTGGTGATTTAACTCAGTTCTCAATAAAGTCATCATAACCTCAGCATTCGGGTGAGTGTTATATTTGTCACGATAGTTGATGAGAGTTTGGGCGAAGATTTGAAGATATTTCTTCTCAAAAAATTGAACGTCTAGCACCTCGGTGATTTGATCGAAAAATGGTCGATCTTCCAACATCAGTTGGCAAAGGTTCTCTTGGAAATTCTTTCCGAAGCGCATAAAAGTTTCTTGCTTATCATTATTCATTTGTCCTCCAATAATTTAATGTATGTTTAAGTATAACCTGTCTGGGTCAAAGTGTCAAGTAAATTTATCTTTTTATTTTGTGAAAAATTTGTTGCAATGCTGAGAAGTTCAGACTACCGGCATCATCGTGAAAAAGCATTTGTGTGAATTTTATTTTATTGAAAAAAGGTTCAAAGTCGACTATGGCCTTTTTTATCAACTCCCTGTTCATAGGTCGAATATTCGGATATTGTAACTGCATGATTGCATAGTTGTCTTTTATGAGTTTCTCATTGTTCTCGATATTCTCGTGGATCTTGAGTTTCTTACTTTGCATGGCGCAATCTTTAATAATATCTGAGACTTCATATTCGTCTTCTCGAACAAGATAGGGGAACCGCTTGGCAATGGTTTTCAAACCTGCCCCTCTGATTCCGGGCAAATTGTCGGATTTATCTCCCTCAATCGCTCTTGCAACAGCAAAGTTATTTGGGTGAATCTTGAAGTCTTCAATGATGCTGTCTTTTGTGACAATTTTCTTTTGAATAGGTCGGTAGATCTGAACATCGTCTCGGCATAACTGAAAGAAGTCTTTATCGCTTGAAATGATGGTCTTTTTCCACCCATCATAACGTGGATGATTGATCACTAAGGCGATTATGTCATCTGCTTCTGTGAAGTCTGCTACGAGTTGAATCACAGGCATTTCGTTGAGATATTCCATGAGCCTCACTTGCTGATAGCCTTTGTTGGCTTCTTCTTTCTCTGGTGGCAATTCAACTAAACGTCGGTTGAATCTCACAGGCTTTCGACCACCTTTATAGTCCTTGTTCATTGAACGTCGCCGTTGAGAGCCCTCATGCCCATCCCAAGCGACGATGATCTCGTCAGCGTTAAAATCCCTAGACACCTTTTGAAGACTCTTTAGAAAGCCTATGGTGCCTCCTATGGGCCATCCTTTTTTATCAAGATGAGGGCTAATAACATAGCTCCGTAGAAACATGTTCAGTGCATCAATTATTATTACGTTTTTCATTTGTCCTCCAAGACTGTGTAAGTAAATTTAGGTTTTGGAAAATGCATTTCAATTACATGTTTGCCCACTCTCATTGCAAACTTAGAGTCATTTTCCCACAATAGAATGCCCACATATTCTATTTGTGTCTTTGGGCATTTGCATTTAATTTTTTTCATTAGGTGTCTCCGAACTTATCGGGCCCCCATGTGTTAAAGCATCCATCGTCGTTTATAAAATCAAATGGAATCTGATTTGTGATATAGGATTTCACTCCATAGTCGTAATCACCTTGCATTACAACGTCAAGGTGCATGGCAAGATTGTCCGCCATCCTTTCTGCTTGTTCCCAATTTAGGGCAACGCCTCTAATTTTATCTTCAGTTTCGCTTTGCGGTCTGAACCAGACAAGGTAAACTCGCTTCATATGTCCTCCATAACTATTATAACAATATTATAACATGTTGCAAGGCCTTTGTCAAGTGAGTTTTGCAAAATTTGTTATTTATTTTTTCCTTTACTATACATTGGCAGCTTCTGTTAGCCTTTTGTCTTAGTAATTGCGTAATGTAAAAAGAATATAGGCTTTTTCTTTTTCAATAATCAGGGACTCTATGACTTGTCTTTCTTGAGCGTCTGTAAAATCGTAATCAAACATCTTTGGCACCGCTATAGCGTCCTCTTTCGAGAAAAGAACTTTAGAATCTTTTTTTAGTTTAAATCCATAACCTATTGACCTAGGATATCTTCTACTATCAGCTTCCGGGTTGGTAACATCGGTGTAATTGAAGCTATAATAAAAATTAAATATATAATAAGGCCCCTCACCTCTTCTGAACCATCTAGAAACAAAGTCATCCTTAGGGTTGAACGGAAGGGCTTCCTTGTATCCAAACTGTCCAACAATATCCTCAATGTTCTCTTTTTTGGTTGTTCTCGGATAATTCGGATCATAAGATTGCTTGAATATTTCAGCTTGTTCTGGGCTTTGCCTTTGGATCTTATCGAACATTTCGTCTCCGAGTTTTGCTCTGAGTTTCTCATCCGGATCTAAGACTCCAAAGTTTTTAAACTTTGAGTTCTTAATGGCTTCTAGAATCATTTGCTTTAGTTTTGCTTCTGTTAGTTTCATCTGTACATTCCCAGTTGTTGGGATATTTCTCCCCTTTCTATGGATAACATGAGTGCATCGGCTTTTTGCAAGTTCTCTTCTGTTTTTAGATCTTTGGGATGGCTTTCATTATTAGAATCCAATTCGATTTCACCGAAAGCAATTCTAAATCTCTTACCGGCTGCGTGACGGCGACGTTTCTTCAGTCGTCTTTTGCTAAATCCCGTAGCCTCATATTTTAAGGTAGACCCATTGTTAACAA